CCATGAACCCTTGCTCAGTGGCGTATTTGATGAGGGCGCAAGCATCCAGTAGGAATGCGGCTTGTTCTTGACTAAGGCTCATTCTTTGTCCTTTCTGCGCATCTCCATGACCTTCTCAACGGTGCGACCACCGAAGTAGGCGGTCATAACCAACATACCCCATTGACCCAACAAATTGACGTAGGACTCACTTATCTTGTACCCGTAGCCGTCAAGCAGGGCAAAGATCAAATATGCTGTCAGGAGGTATACAAGGGTTCCGGGACGCACGTTCTTAGACAGCCATGAATCAGAAGCCATGTCTGCTTGCCAGCGTTTGCTGACGTTATCTTCTTGGTTGGCTTGCGCCTTGAGCAATGCTTGAAGTTCTTCTTGCTCGATACGAGCTTTTTCAATACCAAGTTCAAGCAAGCGTTCTTCATGATCGAACTGAAGCTGGCGCAGTTTGCTGACTTCAGCATCAGATGGGTTGTCGGAAATCTTTACGCCAAGGGCGTTCTCAACGACTTCTTTGCCCTTTGCTTGAATTGCAGAAGACAAAAGGCCCAGACCATTCTGAGCCAATGTACCGAGTAGGGATGCAACGATTGGAATCATGGTGTCTTCACCCCTTCGTAATGTTAAAGCCCAGATTCTTATGTCTAGGGTAGTTGATGACAACTTCACCTTCGGGGCACTTGTACTTGATGTGCGCCATCAATGTGGCGGGGCCATCTGCTACTTTGCCGCTGGGTTCGATTGTGAACTTATACCCAAACTTATCCACTTCTGGAGATGCAGGGCCAGAGAATGTGGCAATGCTGGGAGATGCCTTATGCACCACAAGATCGGAATCACGGACTTCAAGTTTGAAGCCCGTGACCTCACAGTCATCACGGTTCTTTTTACGAGCCACTACAACCCGAAATTCACCGCTTGAAGGGGCATCACTGATTTGAAAATGTTCAGGTGCCCACTCCAAGATGTCTTTCTTGAAGACGCCAAACTTCTCCACAAGCGTGTACCCACCACCAGTCATTGCAATGACTGCGGTAATAGCGCCTACGGTTTTGGTGACATCTTCAAACGCAAACATCTTTACTCCGCAGTAGCGGCGGGTTGTGCGGCCTCGGGCATAGGCATCTGGGGGATGGCTTGCTCTTGAATCGCTTGGATCAACTGCGCAGATTCTTGATATGGGCGGGTTGCGAGGTATTGCAGTACGCCGTTCACCAAGTTGAGGGTCAAACTAATTTTTTGGTCGTTCATTTTCATTCTCCGATGCCACTGAAATGGGGCAGTGGCGATACCCCATGAACATTATGCCGCAGACGATTGAGGTTGTGGAGGTACATACGGCTGTGGCGACGGTTGACTCCAAGCGTAGTTGGCAATGTCAAGGAAATACTGCTCGTCAAGCACGGTGGACGCCTGTGGGTCGTTGGGTACAAGAACAGTGCGCCAGTAAGTTGACGATACAACCGTTGAAACATCACCGTCGGTTTTAATGACATCAGTGGTCTTGCGGACTCCGATGCATCCGTTGGGCTGGATGTCAAACTGAGAGATGTAAATGACTTCGGTAAAAGTTGCCATGATTTTTCCTTTGAAAATTAAGATGCAGCTATGTAGGTGATGGAACCTTCAAACGTGGCTCCCGCTTGCAAAGCAGAAGGGGTTAAGTCCACCGTGCCAAAAGATGAGTTGTAGCCATGTAAATATGCCCCATTACCGCCACCCTGAACTTCCCAGTTAACTGGCTGAGTGCTACTCCAGCTACCAGTTTGGTTCCAGCCAACAACACCAGAGTGCATATTCCCAGTTTCACATGTAAATGGGAATCCTCCAATTTGCAAAACAGAGCCAGAGCCACCGCTTGCAGACGCCACAACAAAACGCAAGCCCAAAGTAACCAGCCTACCAATCTTTATATAGGTTGCAAGAAAACTTGTAAACGTATAAGTTGGGTTAACGGCAGACACGAACGTAGGCGTCCAAGTCCCCTCCTCATAGTCATCCAGCGTGTTGGCGTTGGACGATGCAAATTGAGTTGGAGGGAACGTGATACCCGTACCTGTTACAGATGTAGCGCCCTGCAAAGCAACAGTAAACGCTAAACCACCGCAGTCTAATGTCTTTGTATAACTAATGAGGTCGCCAGCACTCGTAAGAGAAGCGGCACCCGCAAATTCAAAAATACCAGAAGCGCCAATAAACAATTTGGACGAACCCGCACCCCCAGCAATTGCTCTGTATCCGCCGTCGTAATAGACGTTTGAACCAAACTGAGACTGAGTATTTGCCCCAGCCGCAAACGACATCAATTGCAAATTAGAACCAATCTGCAATGTGGAATCAAACGTACCAGAGGAACTGTTATACGCACTAGAACTGCCGGGCAGTGAAGTGTTTTTTGTCGTGCCATTGACAACAAACTTTGGCCCACCATCTCCATCAGACAGCACAATCCAGTTACTTGCCGTACGAATGTCAAGGCTATTTTGGTTGCCGTTGAAGTTACCAAAAATTGCATTGGCTGACCCAGTGGTCATTAAGCCGCCAGACCCGGTTGCTAATGTTTGGTTGTAAGTTCCAACAAATACGTTTTGATTGCCCGAAGTAAGCGCTTCTCCAGCGTTTGCCCCGATAAACGTGTTGTCCCTCCCCGTCACTACCTTACCCGTATTTGAGCCAACTGCTGTTATGCCCGAAGTCGGGTTAGCTGAAGTTGTTCCTGAGCCTACCCCAATAAAAATGTTGTAGTTGCCCGTCGTAACATATTGACCAGCGTCTCTACCCAAAAAAACGTTGTAATTTCCGCTTGAAACTCTCCCACCTGCGTTGTAGCCGATAGCTGTATTGTCAAGCCCTGTCGTGACCAAGAACAATGAACTTACACCAAAAGCCGTATTAGTTGCAATTGCATTTGTACCGCGACCCGCAGTAATGCCGAAGATGGTCAAATCACCGCCGCTGTACAACAAGTTGGCAGAGCTTGTCTCTTGGCCCCCAGTTGTTGTGTAAACCACACGACCCGAAGTCAAACCGCTGTTGGTGATTGAGGGAGTGATCAGCGAAGTGCCAAGGTACAACGTTCGAGGGCGTGTTGCGCCAGACGCACCGATGTCGTAGGTGTTGTCGGTAAAAATCAGGTTGCTGGTGATTGTGCTGTTTACGGTCAGTGTGTCGGCAGAGGAGTCACCAATGGTCACGTTACCGTTTAGGTTTACACCCCCGGCAAGAGTCAGAGTACCACCGACAGTTAGATTGCGAGACAAGAACAAGTCACGGGGACGAGTTGCGCCCGATGCACCAATGTCATAAGTGTTGTCGGTGAACAGCAGGTTGCTGGTAATCGTACCTGTGACAGTGATGTTATCTGCGGCGGCGTCACCCAAAGTGACGTTTGCGGCAAACGTGCTGTTACCACCAACAGCTAGAGTCCCCGCAAGGTAACTTGCACCAGAGTTAATATACAAAGCATAGGGGTTGGTGATTGTTGCACTACCACCAGCGGCAGGTGCCCCTGCCACATATAAAGTCGAGGCAAAACTGTACGTAGTCACGTTACTTGTGGACAACGTAGGCGCAGACAGTGCGTAAAACGGAGCCATTGCCGCAATGGTGCCCGACGATGTAGTATCCGTATAAGTAGAAGCCACACCATACAAAAACGCAGGTGCAGTCACCGTCAGTGCGGCGGCGGCAGAGCGACCTGTGGATGGCAATCTCACCAAATTTTGAAAACTTACAGGAGATGCAAACGTGCTGGTCGCGTTGACAGTCAAAGTGTCAGCGGCGGCATCACCAAGAATGGTGTTGCCCGTGACAGTGAGGTCAGTGAACGTAATCGCACCACCACTGGAACTGACCTTTACAAAATCAGAACCATTCCACGCCACTGTTGCGGACTCACCCTTGGCAATCGTTACACCCGTAGTCGGGCCAACACCACGAATCACGATTGACTGCGTACCGCCAGAGGCGTTGATCACCGTGTAAATCTTGGACTGTGCAGGGGCAGTGATGTTGCG